GTGGAAGGTCTAGTGCTGGAGGAACAGGCGGTTCTGGCGGCGGTGGTTTAGGACAAAGAACTGGACAAACAGGCACTGCTGGTACTGCCAACCTTGGTGGTGGCGGTGGTGGCGCTGGTGATGTTGGCAACCCTAAAGATGGATTTAATGGCGGCTCTGGCATTGTCATCATTCGCTACGCAGATACTTTTGACGATGCCGCATCCACTACAGGTTCACCCACATTTACCAACACTGGCGGGTACAAAATTTACGCATGGACTGGCTCCGGCTCAATTACATTCTGAGGTAGCAAATGGCGCACTTTGCACAACTTGATGATGACAACGTGGTACTGCAAGTTATTGTGGTAAATAACAGTGATTGTCTTGATTCCAATGGTCAAGAATTAGAAGCTGTTGGTGTGGCTTTTTGTGAGTCCTTATTGGGCGGTAATTGGAAGCAGACCAGCTACAACGGCAATATGCGTTACAACTACGCAGGGATTGGCTACACATACGATGAAGTCCGTGATGCTTTCATTGCGCCCAAGCCGTACCGAAGCTGGGTTTTAGACGAGACAACTTGCCGATGGGATGCTCCAGTGCCATACCCAACAGACGACAAGACATACAGTTGGGATGAGCCAACAACATCTTGGTTTGAGATAACACCATGAGCCAAGTAGACGCAACTGATGCCAAGCTGTCAACGCATGAAGAAATTTGTGCGTTGCGATATGAGGCTATCCAGAAGTCATTTGAGTCAGGCGGCAAGCGCATGAGCCGCATCGAATACATCCTTTATGCGCTGATTGCTGTCACGTTGCTAGGCCCAGGCTTTGCCGCTGAACTGCTCAAGAAAATGCTTATGTAGTCATGGACGCGCTGCCTCCACCACCTCCGGCTGTACAAGCGCCAGTCTTTGAGTGCGTGAAGTGGAGCTGGTCGCCTGACAGAATGCTGGTCTGGTGCTTGAAGTGGCGAGAAAAAGGTAAGCCGGCGCCAAAGAAAGTAGCAGAGGTTGATAGTGATTGATCCCCTAACGGCCCTAGCGGGGATACAGGCGGCGGTTGCGCTAATCAAGAAGGTCAGCAAGACTGTCGATGATGTAAGCTCCCTTGGGCCTGTTTTAGGCAAGTACTTCGACGCAAAGTCAACGGCTACCAAGGCTGCTGTACAGGCCAAGAAGTCCAAGTCCTCAATGGGCACTGCCATCCAAATTGAGATGGCGCTCGATCAGGCAAAGCGGTTTGAAGATGAGCTACAGCTACTGTTTATGCAAAGCGGCAAGATAGATGTTTGGAACAAAATTAAGTCCAGGGCAGCAGCAATGGACGTTGAAGCTGCCCATGATACTAGGCGGGAAAAGGAACTCGCTGAAAGGCGCAAAAAAGAAATTGATGAAGTAATTGAGTTGGCTTTGCTAGGACTGGTATTTACCGCCATGCTAGGGGCCATTACGTACTTTGTCTTTGGAATCCTTGAGCAGTGCGGAGGCAAGTGTTAATTTTTAAGGAGTTTAAACATGGCTGAAGAACAGAAAGACAGCGCAAAAGGCGCGTTGATTGAAAAACTTACTTTTGCCGTCCTCCCGCTGCTGTTTAGCTGCGTGGTCTACCTCATGTCCGCGCTGTCAAACTTGAGCCATGAAGTCACCATTCTCAACAGCAAGATTAGTCTGGTGGTAACCAGTGACAACAAGCAGGCCAGTAACACGGGCGCTGAACTGGCCCGTGAACGGCTACGCCAAGACCTTGCCACTGAAATCCAAAAGAACCGTGACGACATTCAGTACAACCGTCAGAAAATTGCAGTCATTGAATCTAAGATGGAGAAGAAATAATGGACTGGCTAAAACAAATCGCACCCACTATTGCTACGGCGATGGGTGGCCCTCTGGCAGGCATGGCTGTGTCTGCTATCTCCAAAGCAATTGGCGTTGACCCCGAAAAAGTGGGCGACTTAATCTCCAGCAACAAGCTGTCAGCAGACCAGATTGCTCAGGTCAAAATTGCTGAAATTGAATTGCAGAAGCAAGCGCAGGAGCTTGGCCTAAACTTTGAAAAGCTGGAAGTCGAGGATCGCAAGTCTGCGCGGGACATGCAGTCAATCACCAAGTCAATCATGCCGCCTCTGCTGGCGGGTGCTGTGACCATTGGCTTTTTTAGCATTATGGTGATGATGTTCTTCAACAAGCTAGACGACAGCAACCCCGCTATTTTGATGATGTTGGGAAGCCTCGGCACAGCTTGGACGGGGATAATTGCGTATTATTTTGGCTCCAGCGCTGGCTCACAAGCCAAGACAGATTTGTTGAGTAAAAAATGACCGAACACTTTACCCTTGCGGAACTGACCGCCACCAGCCACAGGCAGTTTGACAACACGCCAAACGAAGCCGAGACTGCCAACCTTCAACGACTTGCTGAGTTTTTGGAGCAGGTCAAAGAAACGTTGGACGGCAAGCCGATCATGATTAACTCTGGGTTTCGGTCAAAGCAGGTCAACGACAGCGTAGGTTCCAAAGACACAAGCCAGCACCGTATTGGTTGTGCAGCAGACTTACGTGTACCCGGAATGACGCCTGATGCTGTGGTGAGGGCTTTGGTGGCCTCAGACCTACCCTTTGATCAGGTTATCCGTGAGTTTGACGCTTGGACGCACATCAGCATCAGCCCAACGCCGCGCCGTCAAGCTCTGATCATCGACCGGCAGGGTGTTCGGCCTTTCGCATAGTCTGACACAAGGCCGTCACAAGTTGGCGGTATTCTCTGCGGGTTGCGTCAACAAGGGCGACGATGAGAAACCCCGTCAAAAACACGCCAAGCACCGAACAGGTGCTTTTGTTTGACCAGTGCATGTGGTTCTGGCAAGAGGAATTGTCGCTGGGCGACTGGCGTATTGAGCGCGGCTCAAAGCCAGCCAAGGGCGCAATGGCGTCTGTTGAATTTAACCAGTCAGCGCGGCTGGCAACTTACCGCATTGGTGACTTTGGCGCTGAAAAGATCACGCCACAGACCTTAAAAAAGACAGCGCTGCATGAGTGTTTGCATGTCTTGATGCACGATCTAATTCAAACAGCAACCGACAGAGGCTCATCTGATGAGCAAATTGAAGCAGCCGAACACCGAGTAATCAATGTGCTTGAGCGCATGCTGACAAAGGAATGACATGCCTGCATCAAAAGTCACCGATGCTGAGTTTATTGAGCTTTGGCGATCACTTGGCTCTGCTACAAAATTAGCAAAAACAATTGGTGTTGATGTATCGGCCATTCACCAAAGGCGTAGGCGAATTGAGCAAATTCACAAAATCCAGTTAGTAGCCTCTGATCAAAGTAGAAGCAAAAACTACGCACACTTGCAGACCGCCCATAATCACGCGGCGCGTTATCAGTTGGGCATTGAAAATGGCGTGGTCATTGTGTTTAGCGATGCCCACTTCTGGCCTGGCATCCGCACCACAGCTTTTAAAGGACTGCTGTGGGCGATCAGGGAATTTAAGCCCAAGGCAGTTATCAACAACGGCGATGCGTTTGATGGAGCAAGCATCAGTAGATACCCCCGCATTAAATGGGATACAAAGCCCAGCATCATCCAAGAACTCAAAGCCTGCGAAGCCAGTCTTGGAGAAATTGAGGAGGACGCTGGACGGGCTAAGTTGATTTGGACGCTAGGCAACCATGACAGCCGGTTTGAAAACCGCCTTGCTGCTAACGCTGCTGAGTTTGAGGGCGTAAAAGGTTTTTCACTCAAAGATCACTTCCCAGCTTGGACATCTTGCTGGGCTTGCTGGCCGACTGAGGATGTGGTTGTTAAGCACAGGTACAAGGGCGGAATTCACGCCACACACAACAACACCGTCAACAGTGGCAAGACAATTGTCACCGGCCACTTGCACAGCCTGAAAGTGACTCCATTTGCAGACTATACCGGCAACCGATTCGGGGTTGACACCGGTACGCTAGCTAACCCAACCGGCCCACAGTTTGTTGATTACTTGGAAGACAACCCCACCAACTGGCGCAGCGGCTTTGCCATCCTGACTTTTTTTAACGGCCAACTACTTTGGCCTGAACTTGTCCACGACTTCGGTGACGGCTGCATTGAGTTCCGAGGTGAAGTGATTGATGTCTCAGAGCTATGAGCATACCCAAAACCAGCACGATCATGCCCAAAATTGGTATGTTATGAACGGCTGGTTAAGTCAGCATTAGCATGACAAAAGTGGAATAATCATGCTATGGCTAACAAGAAGCAACAACTAGAAGTCCCATCGATCCCCAGCTTGGGCTTTGCGCCAGAGGTGTATGCACGCCGGTATGTGTCTGAAGTCAATGGCGCATTGAACGGCTACTTTAGAAATCTGATCAGCACGCTGGGTGCGCTGTTTGGCATCAGGGGTGGTAAGTTCTTGAACAATCCCCACGGGGCTTTTCAAGACTCAACCGACCAGGTGGCGGCAAGCACTACTGTTGCTACTGCTGTGACATTCAACACAACAGACTTCAGCAATGGCGTCACGCTGTCAAATAGCTCAAGGCTCAATGTTGCCGACTCTGGTATTTTTAACATCCAGTTTTCAATTCAACTTAAAAACACCACCAACGATGGCCAAGATGTGGACATCTGGTTTCGCAAAAATGGCACGAATATAGACAATTCAAACAGTAGATACCACGCCCCTGCAAGAAAAAGCACTGGCGATCCAAGCCACATGGTTGCGGCCTTGAATTTCTTTGTTGAATTGACTGCTGGCGACTATGTTGAAATCATGTACAAAGTTGATAATGTGAATGTGACCATTGAGCATTTTGCGGCCAGCGCCAGCCCAACACGCCCAGCAGTGCCATCAGTCATTGCCACTGTGTCTTTTGTCTCAAACCTACCGACAATCTGATTATGTACATACCAATCAAACTGCCTCCAGGCGTCTACCGCAACGGCACAGAATACCAATCTGCTGGCCGGTGGCACGATGCCAACCTTGTGCGCTGGTACGAAAACACGCTCCGGCCAGTTAACGGCTGGAGGGCAAAGTCGGCATCAACTGTGACCGGCGCTTGCAGGGCAATCATCACTTGGCGTGACAATTCTGCTGCCTCTTACATTGGTCTCGGCACTCATTCCAAACTGTTCGCAATGGATATTTTGGGGGTCTTAAAAGACATTACCCCTACTGGATTTGCAACTGGCTTTATTGATTCCACGTCCACCACTGGCTACGGCAAAAACCTTTACGGCAGTTTTGCTTATGGCGTGCCACGGCCCGACACCGGAACGGCAAATGTGGCCACAACTTGGAGTCTGGACACTTGGGGCGAGTACTTGGTGGGTTGCTCTGACTACGATGGCAAGATTTACGAGTGGCAGTTAGGCTTTGCAACGCCAACACTGGCTGCTGTAATTACCAACGCACCAACTGCCAACAAGGCCATCTTAGTGACCGCCGAGCGATTCTTGTTTGCCCTTGGTGCTGGTGGCAACCCCAGAAAAGTTCAGTGGTGCGACCAAGAAAACAATACAGTCTGGACGCCGGCAACAGACAATCTTGCAGGTGACTATGAACTGACCACTGCCGGCAGCCTGATGGCTGGCAAGAGGGTCAAGGGCATCAACCTGCTGTTTACCGATGTTGATGTCCACACGGCCCAATATGTCGGCGCACCATTTGTGTATGGATTTGAAAAGGCCGGCTCTGGGTGCGGTTTGATTTCTGCCCAAGCTGTGGCCGCTATTGATACGGCAGCCATCTGGATGTCTAACAGTGGCTTTTGGATTTATGACGGATATGCCAAGCCATTGCCCTGCGATGTGTCCGATTTCGTTTTTAACAATATCAACTTAGACCAGCGTGCAAAGGTTCATGCCGTGCATAACAGCAAGTTTGGTGAGATTTGGTGGTTCTATTCCAGCAATGCAGGCACTGAGAACGACTCCTATGTAACCTACAACTACCGCGAGGGTCATTGGGCCATCGGCACATTGGCGAGGTTAGCAGGCACTGACGCTGGCGTCTTCACGCTGCCGTTAATGGTGGATTCTGCCGGCGAAGTCAACGAGCATGAGGTGGGTTTTGACTACGATGGCGCAACACTCTTTGCTGAGTCTGGGCCAATCCAGATTGGCAATGGCGACAATGTGATGAGTATTCGTGAGGTAATACCGGATGAGCAGACCTTGGGCGAGGCTGTAGTGTCGTTTAAGACTAGGCTTTACCCAACGGGTACGGAGTCCACATTTGGGCCATATACGGCAGCCAACCCGACTTCTGTCAGGTTTTCTGGCCGACAGGTCAACATGAAGGTGACGGGTAATGTGCTGGCTGATTGGCGCATTGGGGTGATGCGGCTGGATGCGGTGGCCAGCGGCAAGAGATGAGCGACCAAGAGCATTTGGAAAGGCTGCGCCATCATGTGGAGGCTGCTTTAGAATACTCTGGTGGAACACACTATTTTGATGATGTTGCCGAGATGGTTTTGGATAATAGGCTGCAACTGTGGCCAGCCCAAAACTCGGTAATACTGACAGAAATCATTGTCTATCCAAGGCTAAAAAACATGCATGTCTTTTTAGCTGGTGGCGACCTAGATGAAATCTCAAGAATGCAGCCGTTGATTGAAGCATGGGGCAAGTCAATTGGCTGCACACGGGTGACTTTGGCTGGCCGCAAGGGCTGGGCAAAGACATTTTTAAAGGATGAGGGCTACAGTCCACAGTGGGCTGTACTAGCAAAGGAGCTATGACATGGCAACAATGGAAGAGTTATATCAGCAGTATTTGTTGACCCAGCCTGGTATTGGCGGTTCTCAAAATCGATACAGGGACTTGATCTCGCAGACTCAGCCTTTTGTCAACCCATACGGAACGATGGGGTCTTATAGGGTGCGGCCTGGCAGCACTACCCGTACCGTGACCGACGGTTCTATGGGAAATTATAGCGGCGGTGGTGGTGGTGACGGCGGCAGTGGCAGCGGCAGCGGCACTACCACTCGCACCGGCACTGGAACTACCACTCGCACAGGCACTGGAACTACCGCTGGCACAGGCACTTTCACTGGCACAGCCACTCAAAGAGGTCTTGGTGGCACAGGGTCTGTTGGCACTAATGACTTTGTTTCAGCATGGGAAACGATGACCGATGCAGAAAAGGCTGCGTTTTATGCTGAAAATCCTACGCTTGCAGCGATAACTCAATTCGGCCAAAACATTTTTGGGCGTACAAGTTTGGGCATGGCGCAAAATTACTTTGTTCCAGACTTTGTATCAAATCAGGGGTTGATTGCAAGGGGTATTGATCCAGCAACTTATCAGGCGGCGTTACTTGCTAACAGGGGTAGTGAACTTCTTCAGGGGAGCAATACAGAAACTGAGTATCCAGACCCACAGGATATGTTAGATTCTTTTAATGCGGCGTATGCAGAAAATGCCGCAGCGGCTAAGAATGCAGAAACTAGGGATGCAGCAGAGGCTAGGGATGCAGCTAGTTTCGCTGGTGCTCTTGCATATTTAGAAGCACAGCAAGGGGCGGCTCAGGAAAATTCTGGCTCTCCAGATTCTGGTACAACTTACGAATCAACATACGAGTTTATAGCAGAGCAGCCTGGAACACCTTCTCCAGATTCTGGCGGCTACAACGCCAGCGACTATGGTGGCTACACTGGTTCTGAAACTCAGTCTAGCGGCGAAGCCTACGCCAACTACAAGGGCGGTCTAGTTGACCGAGTTGCTGGCCCCAACCCTCCGGGGCCAGATGATGGTGCTGGCTTATTGCAGCTTGGCGAATATGTCATAAAAAAATCAGCAGTTAAAAAGTATGGCGAAGGTCTGCTTGGCATGATTAACGCTGGCAAGATTCCTGCCAAAAAAATGAAATCTCTACTCGGTTAAGGGGCAAAAAATGTCAAAAGGCGGCAGCACAACTTCATCGACCTCAATCGATCCTGACATCAAGAGCGCGTTTCTTCAGAATATAGCGCAGGCTCAAGGCGTGGCAAGCGCATTGCCCGTCCAACAGTTTGCAGGCTACAACCCGCTGTATACGGCTGGTGAGGAACAGCTTGTCAATACCGGCTTGGGTGGCCCAGGCATCAGCAGCACCGACTACGCTGCCCAGATGGCCGCACTCAGTGGCACATACCAGCCTGCCGAGTTGCAGGCAGCCCAAGCCAACCTCGGCATGAGTGGCCCCGGCTCAATTGGCAGCTACATGAATCCGTACACCAGCCTAGTGCGCCAGAACGCTCTGGAGGACTTGGAGTCATCAAGACGCATGGCTATCGGGCAGACGGGTGAGCGTGCCATGCAGGCACGTGCATTCGGTGGTTCGCGCCAAGGTGTTGCAGAGGCTTTGACCAACCAAGCGTTTGCCAAGCAGGCCGGCACTCTTGGCACTCAGCTTAATGAGTCAGCATTCAATCAAGCCGTGCAATTGCAGGCAGCCGACTTGGCACGGCAGCAACAAGCTGCTGCCACTAACCAAGCCGTGGGTTTGCAGGGTGCGCAATTCAGGCTTGGCGCGGGTGGTCAATTGGGCAACCTTGGCGCACAGCAGCAAGCCCTGCGCCTTGGTGGCGCACAGGCTGCAATGAGTGCTGGCGGTGCGCGTCAAGCCTTTGAGCAGCAGCAGCTTGATGCACTGCGCAATGTTGATCTCCAGCGGCTGGGTATTAGTCAGTCGGCGCTTGGCTTTAACCCTGCATCCTTGGGTGCGAGTACAACGACTCCATACAGCCGGAATGTCGGCGCTAGTATTCTGGGCGGTGCTACGGCTGGCTCTCAATTGGCGGGGCTTACTGGCGGCTCAGTCAGCGGGGAAGCAGGCGCAGCAATTGGCGCACTGCTTGGATTGTTTTAAGGAATAAAAATGGCAACCCAATTTGACTTTGCAAATCTTGGCAGCATATTTGGCGGCGGCATGGGCGGCACGCCATCAGGGCTTGATGCGCTATTGAGCGAAGATCAGCGCAAGCTGATGAATCGTAATGCCGCGCTATCAGCGGCGGCTGCATTGCTGCAAGCCGGTGGCCGAAGCGCAATCCCCATCGGGTTGGGGCAAGCCTTTGGGTCGGCACTGGAAGCTGGCCAGAAAAGTTACCAGCAGGGGCGTTCTGGGTCGCTGCAAGACCTGCTGCTGGGTCAGAAGTTGGAAGAGGCTCAACGCACTGCAACGGCTGATGCTGGGTTTTTAAAGTTTTTGCAATCTCCAGTATAGCGGCTGCGGCTGCACCATCAGCACCGCCAGCGCCGTTGACGGGTGTGGCAGCGGCTAGACCAGCAGCGCCAAGTGTATTAAGCAATTTAAGCCCAGAGCAGCGGGCGCTAATTGGTAGCCTTGGCCGAGAAAAAGGCACTCAGTATTTGCTAGATGCCATGAAGCCAGAGGCATCACCAGACAGCATCAAAACATTGAGGGCATTGGGCTTGCCGGTGACTATGGCAAACTTGCGCCTGCTTGACAAGCCAGAGGCATCACCAGAGGCCATTAAGACTCTTAACGCTTTGGGCTTGCCCCCTACTTTGGCAAACTTGCGCCTGCTTGACAAGCCAGAGGCATCACCAGCAGAGGTAAGAATTTTGCAGGCTACGGGTACGCCGATTACCATTGAAAATGTTATGAAATTGAGGCAGTCTGGGGCAAACAGGCTAACTGTAGACATGACGGGTGGACAAGAAGGTTTTACCAATGAAATGAAGCTGAGCGGTGCATTTAAGCAAGAGCCAATCTACAAAGACTTTAGCGACATGAAGTCTGCGTATGGCCAAGTTGTATCTTCACTTGCCCAGGGCACACCGATTGGTGATGTCGCAGGCGCCACCAAAGTGATGAAGCTGCTGGATCCTGGCTCTGTTGTGCGTGAGTCTGAGCTTGGCATTGCAATGGCCGCTGCTGGCCGGATGGATCGTTTGCAGAATTACTTTAGCAACATGATGACCGGCCAAAAGCTGACACCTACCCAGCGTGATGATTTTCAAAGTTTGTCAAACGAACTTTACGCCGCTGCTGGTCAGGCTTACAACAAGAAGCGTGCAGAGTACGAGCAGTTTGGCAATGCTTACGGATTTAAAAACCTTGACACTGCACTTGGCGCACCAGCTACTACCCCATCAGTTATGAAGAATCAACCTGCTAGTGCGACTAAAACTATGCGCTGGAACGGAACTAAATTTGTCTTTGAATGAGGCCGTATGAAAAAAATCAACATCGAAGGCATTGGAACTCTTGAGTTTCCAGCGGAGGCAACAGATGATCAGATTGCTGCATTTGTTAACGGCACGCCACTTGAACAGCTAAAGCAGATTGCTGGAGCGCAAGCCCCAAGCACGCTTGGCCGTGAAGCTGGACTAGCTGTGCGGCCAATGGCACAAGCTGCCATGACCGCTGGTGGCTTGCTGCCGATGGTTGTCGATCCTTTGGTGAACTTGTTTAACTTGGCCGCCGGAACGAATGCGCCGACCATGACACGGGCCACAGAAACCAACCTCAGACGCATGGGTTTCCCAGAGCCAAGGACGGCTCAAGAGCGCGTAGTCCAAGACATTGCTGGCGCTGGTTACGGCACGGCTGGTGTGGCAAAAATTGCTGGGACAGTCGCGCCCATGCTGTCGGAGATGGGGCGCAATGTTGCGCAATTCTTTGCCCAAAGCCCACAGGCCCAGACATCTGCTGCCTTGGCGGCCTCTACTGCCGGCGGGATGCTACGCGAGGGTGACTTTTCACCAGCCTTGCAATTAGCCGGCGCAATGGGCGCTGGCATGATTGCACCTGGTGGCCCAACCTTATCGACTACTCAGCGTGCCTTGGCCGCACCAAGGGCAATTGTCCAGCCCTTTACTCAGCAAGGCCGCGAGGTGACGGTGGGTAATGTGCTGCGCAATGTTGCAACC